GAAAAACAGAACACAGTCAATATGACTCTCACAATCGGCAAGCCTACGGGCATGGTCGACTTGGCAGCCAAGGCCAAGACCTTTTTGACGGAACTGGACGACGCGAAGGAGCGTTTGGAAAGCCGCTACAGAGTGGTGAGAGGGATCGCACAGCTGATCATGCTGTACACTCTCGTTGTCTCAGGCCTTAGTTGGTTTGGGGGCTTCGATGGGTTTAAGATTGCGATCTTTGTGTCAACGAGCGTTTGCATCGGAGCAACCGCTCGCCTTGTGCTCATGGAGTATTTTGAGGGCAAAATTGCCGAGCTCAGGAGGGCAGGCAACTTGGCTCTGTGGGATGTCGGCGCTTACGGGTTTGAAACTTGCTGGAATGCTGTTGATGGTATCATGACTAGATGGCACGACAATGCAAAACACGCACTTGTGCTTGAGAAGCTTGAGCGCGAAAAGAACGGCAACTATTATGACCGCGAAAAGTACTACACCAGGTTGAAGAAAGCCAAGCAGGAGGCTGAGATGTACAAGGACAGCCTTGACATTGCTGAGAAGACTTGGGGCACTCTGGACAACATTGATGAATTGGTGCGCAAAATACTGCTCAAGGACTACACCCAAGAGTGTGAGATACTATCCGCAAGCGACAAGATTGATTTCGTTACTGCAAGCGGTGTTGAAACCACAGTAAAAGCTCAGGGGGTAGTTGCATCGGCTTATAAGAGCGGCAGGGAACTATTTGACATGGCTAAAGCTGTTTGTATGATGTACGTCGCGGTTACCTCGTTTAGGTCAGCCACCAAACCTCATGAGGTTCTTGCCGCCGCTCAACACGTTCAAAAGTGGACGGGCGGTATCATTGCGAGTTGCTACTACTTTATTGATCGTAGCTACCTTTACTTGCTTGGGTGCGGTTTGGGTTTCAGGCCTTTCCTTTTCAAGTCATCCAAGTACCTACGCGCCAACAGGGCTTTAATTGGCTCTGGTGCCATGTTTGCAATCGCTGCATTTGGGGCCGTGAAGGTAATGCCTAAGCGCAAGAAGAGCGCTACACCGACGATCACAATCACTGAGGAACCCGCCGAAGAGGTGGTGAAGAATGGAACGGTCGCAGAAGAAGCTGCACCAACCAAAGATGAGATCAAAAAACTGGTGAACAAGGCGTACTGGGCTAGCGT